CAGGAGGTTGTCCATTAGGACCAACTGCATTACCATTCTTATCCATCTTCATAGTACCATCACCTTTCTTAGATGCTGTCTGAATTCCAAAGCTAGCTAAAACTCCTGTAAAAACTGAAGCTATGAAAGTTGGATCTATTTTTTGTTGTGGTACACCAGGTATGGCAACATAATTTAAAGTCAATATTCCACCCGACCAGGCAAGAACAGTAATGCGAACAAATGTACTAATGATCGCTGCCTGTTCATCGGCATCAGGTAGTATAGCATCCTTTGCTTTTTGAAACAACCCTTTCTTTTCTTCTTTCTTAGGTTCTTCCTTAATTTTATCAGCCATTTATATGAAAGTAACTAGATCTTATTTAGCATCTAGGAACCCTTGTTTTATCATTTTTTGTAACTCTGCAGTGCTACCAGTGAATATTGCATTATTGGTTACATTATTTGTAGTCTTATGTTTAGTCTCATCAATTTCCTTAACCTTTTTCTGGAGATCCATTAACTTATCTGCAATGTCAGCAGTCGATTTTAAGACTTGTCCTGCCACTTCAAACGCTCTAGGTGAACCAGACTCATTAGCAACATCCATTATACCATTCAAAGTTTCTTGACCTTTCTCTATTAAAGAATACAACTGTGCTCTACTATATTTGTAATCTTGATCAATATCAACAGGATCATCTTTTTTTATAGGAAGATCTTTATGATCATTAAATTTCTTAACATAAGAATGTTCAGAAGTTGTATTTAATGCATCATCAATTGGAGAAGACATTTTCGGATCCTCCTAACCAGTGTTTGCCATTTTGAACAGCAAGTTCATACATTTCTTCATGTATAGTTTTTTCAACAACAGCTGTGTAAGCATCATCACATTCTGAAGATCCATATAAATCAAATCTATCATTTATAGGAAAAGGTTCCCCATCTAATGTGTCAATTACATGTTCTGAAAATGGAACATAATTATATTTTGGATCAAACCAAGCATCATAAGGAATTGTAGGTAACCCCATTATACATCCTCCTGTCTAGTAGGACTATACTTCTTAGAATCGCTAAACATGGTAGTATTCTCACTAAATCCAAAGTCATCTTCTGGTCCAGCACTAATTGGGTCTGGAGTAACAGTATACCTCATTTCACGCTTTGCTGCTTGAGTATCTGTATTTGCGTAGTAATCAACTTGAACCTTCTTGATAAGACCGTCTGTACTATCAGCAACAGGACCAAAGAGGTAAGTCTTAGCAGTAAAATTAAAGGTGTACATTAACACTCTTCTAGTTGAAAAATCTCCCTCGTATTCATCTGTAAAAGATATATTTTCCAATACGATAGGAATATCTCTTTTCTCTCCAATAGAAGAAATTAAATCAATTGTAACATTGAATGCTGGTTGGAAAAATGGAAGTATCTGTTCTACAATCTGTAATGCATCATCATTCAACTTAGTCATTACATTAAGTTCAAATCCTATATTATAAGGAACTGGAAGATATACTTTTTTTGCTTTTTTATTAGATGGATCAGTACTATCAACTGCTTTAAAAGTTCTTGTAATACTAGATTTTCTACTAGCATCATATGACATAGATGTCATCTCAAATGACATTCTAGGTAATGTGAGAGCAACTGCTTTTGATAGTTCTGCTTGTTGTTCTAATTTTGCTAAGAACTTTTGCTTTGGTCCATATATCAATGGAACTTTAGTCTCACTAAGAGTACCACCTTGTCTATCATCATGTTGAATATTTACATCATTGAACAATGTACCAAAAGCGATAATTGTTTTTCTTATTATTTCATGGTAAAAATAAGTACCTAACATTATACATCTCCAAAGGGATTAGATTCAGTAAAGTCTAACAAAGTGTCAGCAGCAGTTTCAAATTCATCATTCATAAAGTATTCATCACCTGCAGCTGCAGTGCTTAAATCATCAGAATATGAGAATACCTGATATCTAGCAGATGATGCAGTACCAGTGATATATTCACCAGATCTGAAATCACCAGTATTTATCGATACTTGCAATTCTCTTGTACTTGCATTCCAACTCTTAACATATGCTTCAGTACCAGATGCAGAACCAACAACTCTTTCATTTAAATGATATGTTCCAATACCAGTGCTTAAAGGAGCACTAATAGAAATTGACGGAGTTGCCTCATATCCACTACCAGCATCGGTTAGATATATTCTAAACATATTAGATCCAGACAAGGTTGCAACAGCAGTTGCTTGTACTTGACCTACCTTAGAACCAATCATAGCACCAGTACCAACAAATGTACCAGGAGAAGCAGATCCAGTACCACCAAAGGATGCACCAATACCAATACTATTAGAACCAATAGATGTTACAATACCTCCACCAACAAGTGTTACACCACCAGCACCACTAGCAAAATTAATAGTATGACCAATAGCAATATTTGCCATAGTATTAATTCCAACAATCTCTGAATATCCAGCAGTTGCGATACCAGTAAACTGATACTGTTTATCAACATACTGAGGATGTTGAATACTAATTATTGGTGGAGAAACATAATTATTACCTGGTTGAGTAATTCTAATAGATGCAATACCACTATTAGTTAATGATGAAGTTGCTGCAGCACCCACACCTGGAGTACCAAATCCAATAAGAGGTGGTTCAACATATGCAAAACCTGGATTAGTTATAGCAACATAATCTATAGCAGCAAGCTGACCTTTAGTAGTTGTAATTGCTACAACAGCACCAAGAGATGTTGATACACCAGCAGGGGATGCTTCTACACTAATAGTGGGTGGTGTGGTATATCCAGAACCATCATCGTTTAATGTAATTTTCTGTAATGCACCTGCTAATGCAAATGTATCAACAGATGCTTTTGCAGTTGATCCTATACCAGCAAGACTTACAGTTGTAATATATCCTTCTTCACTCAATCTCTCATCAATACCAGCAACATTGGTATCGATAATTTCGTCTTCCAACTGAAAGAGTTCGCATTGAAGTTCATAAGTATAATTTTTACCTAACTGAAAGAAAGGAGATTCAAATTCAATATGTTTAATTTCAAATAATCTTTCTCCTAATGGGAACCAAATTAAATCACCTTCTTTAGGTCTGGTTCCAAAATCAATATCACCATCTAACGGAGCTTGCAAGTTAGTAGAGTTAAATTGAAAAGGAGCAATAAAATCCTCGAACCTTTCTCTGGATATTGTTAAAGTAATCTCATTTTGTAAGTTGATACCAAACTTTGTCATTACATCACTACCCTTAGCATACCCTTCATAATTGTTTAGGTATGCTTCCATCAAATAATTATCATTAAACTTTGAGGATTGTACTTCCCCTAAAATATCATCAGTAACAATCTGTTTCCTTGGTATGTAATATACATCCATACCATGAATAGACAAATGCTCATCTACCAGAGACTGTACTAATCTCTGCTCATCAGGAGAACCATGTTGGAAAAACGGTGAAACAGGCATATTAACCGATCATGTCAAGAACTGGCATTTCATATGTATCTTGGAAAGTCTCTGCGATATCTTTTAACTCTTGATCACCATCTTCATAAATCTGACGACCATTAAGTTCTATACCACCTGGTAACTTTACACCACCAAACTTTATTAAATTTTGACCCCACTGCTTTTTAGTTTTGGCAGTAAGATATCTTTTTAAGAAAGAGTCATTGTATATATCAGCATTTCCTGTAGTTGCAGGATCCATTATTCTATAACACTCAATTAGTACATAATGACCAACAGTTGCAGATGCCCAATCAATATCCATATACAACTTATTATTTCTTCTATTATATCTAATCTGTGTAGATGTGGTCAACAAGAAATTAATATCCTCTAGATATGTTTTAGTCATAGAATAATTAAGAAGACCATCATATCCTACATTAAAAGCAATATCATTCAAAAACAACTGATACTTTAAGTTGAACATACCATTACTAAGTCCACTACTATCAAATTGATGAACTCTCTTAACACCTAAAATAGGATCTGGTAAAGTTAAATAGTTTGCATTTTCTTCAAAAGTAAAGCTACCATTAGTACTAGTAACTAGTCCTTGAGTAAATCCACCACCTCTTGCCCTACCTTTTTCAACATCATCGGAAGTAAGTTTGTATTTAAGAAATACTTCTTCTACACCATCAAAATGTCTCTCATAGAAAAACTGCAATGAGTCATCCAATAAATCATCAAACTGCTCATCAGCAACATTTATCTCTAGAATAGGAGCACCTAATTGTCTAAAGACATATTCTTGTAGTGTATCTCTTGAACTTGGGACTGCCATTAGAAGAATCCTCCATCAATTGAATCTGTCCATGTTGGAACTCCACCTGCGTTCGTGGTCATAACATAGTTAGAAGTAGTTAGGAATCCAACTGTGCTTGCTGTACTTACTAATCTACCATCATCTTCAAAGTAACCCATACCATTAGGACCACTGTATCCAATACCAGTGCTTCCACCTTGATCTGAGCGATAATATAATCCATTCCTAAATGTGGCATATCCTACGACATGAACATTATCTTGAATGGTAACTTGACCAACAGCAGAGTCTAAAACAAGTTCTCCACTATTAGTATTAATCTTAGTTGCAGAATTACCCTTACCAACTGTTACTTGACCAATAGTACCAATACCAGTTACTAATAGGTTTTGTGAAATAAGGTCAGTACCAAAACCAGCAACAACCGTACCACCTGCACCTGTGATATTAATACCATTAACATTCAAACTGGAAAGTACAGTAGCAACACCAACCACAAATAGGTTCTGTGTGCTAGTAATACCAGTGTTAGTAGATGCACTAGAAACTGTCATATCAGTGACAGCCATAGTGGTTACAATACCACTTTGAATCTTAGCATTTGTTATTGCAAAGTCTGTAGCAAGACCAGCAGTAATCTTAGCGTCTAAGATATCAGCATCAATAAGATCAACAGCATTAGCAGTAACTACACCAGCAGTTGCTGTAATAGAAGAACCAATTGCAACTTCTCCCTTATAAACACCGTTATCCTTGAAGGTAACAATACCAAGCATCTCTGAACCAGATGCTCTAACAACCAATCTATCACCAATACCAGAAGCTGCGGTATCAGCATACATTAACTTAAGTGTCTTATTATCAACAGTTAAGAAATCACTGCTACCAGCAGCAGTTTGTACACTGAAATAATCACTTCTTATTTGTAATCTACTATAAGTTGCATCACCATTAGCATGACGGAATTGAGTATGACCTCTATTTGCAAATCCATCAACATCAATATGCTCTACAGTTAAGTCATCATCAGAACCAAATCTGACCATTACATTGTCAGGAAGATCAGTATGACTATTAATTCCAGTAGGAGAATTGATAGTTAATGAACCATCACCAACTACTTGACCAACTGTAAAGTTAGTTGTAAGACCTGTAGTAATCTTAGCATCACTAACATCAAGATTAGTTGTCTTAACTGTAGTGAATGTAGCATAAGTACCAACCGTAGAATCAACACTTAAGTCATCAATGTAAGCAACACCATCAATATGAATATCCTTCCACTGTTGAGTAGCAGTACCAATACTGTAGGTATCGTCATCATCAGGAATGAAACTTGAATCAATGTCAGCATTGAATACAACATTGTCAGTATCAGCATCACCTAAAGTGAGTGTTCCACCAGTGAATGTTGTTTGACCGATAACGGTTAACGCACCACCAACTCTAACATCACCACTGACGAACATCTCGCCATACACTGTCATACCAGTGCTAATGGTCTCAACCTTCTTATCGGAACCGCCTCCTGCCATTCCATGATAGAGTTCAACAGCTCCATCGTTGTATGCACGAATATAATTCTCTGTACCACCAGTGTTCTGTATTAGAACATTATTGCCTTGGATCTTAAGATCGCCTGTACCTGTATCTTGGATGTATGAATGTTCCCCATCATGGAACAGCTTCATATCGGCTGAATCACCGAATTGAACCTGAGTACCATCGTTGAACTTCCAAGTATTAGCGGAAGCATCCCAGAAACCAGAAGTGATTCCTGCCTGACTACCCTTCAGATCAATATCATTGTTAAAGGTAGTAACACCAGCAACATTAGTATTATCTAATTCTGTGTGTCCATCGGAATCAAATAGACCAGTTATTGTAGTGTAAGTTCCAACAGTATTTGTAACTGCTAGACCTGTAATATTTGCATCTAATATATCACCATTACTAATATCAAGAGTAGTAATAGTAGCAGCAGTACCGACAATATCAGTTACTGCAAGACCTGTTATGTTTACATCTTGAGCATCAAGAGTTTCAGTATCAAAGGTTGTAATAGTTGCATAAGTACCAACTAAAGATGTTATAATACCAGTAGTAATCTTAGCATTAAGAAGATCAGCATCATTAACATCAATAACACCCGTGAAGGTTGCTGCCATACTGACTTGTACATCAGTAACTGCTAATCCAACAAACTGTAGATTGTCAGCAGTTAAGTCCTGAATATATGCAGTAGTGATAGTGGCATATGTACCAACGAATGATGTTACGACACCAGCAGTAATCTTAGCATTTACAATATCACCTTCCTGAACATCAAGAGTGGTGATTGTAGCAGCAGTACCAACAATATCGGTAACTGCTAACCCAGTAATATTTGTATTCTTAGCATCAAGAGTCTCTGTATCAAAGACTGTAATGGTTGCATAAGTACCAACCAATGATGTTACAACACCTACATCAATGTAAGCATTGGTTATAATACCAACTTGGTTAACCAAATTAGTAATAGCAAAATCAGTTGCTAAACCAGCAGTGATCTTAACATCAAGAATGTCAGCATCATCTAAGTGAGCAGTACCATCAACATAGAGGTCTTGCCACTCTAGATCTGGTTGACCTAAATCCTTTACTCCATCTGCGCTAGGTGAGAAGTCCTCAGAGACCTTCCAAGAGTCTCTAGCATTATCCCATAGTAAACTGTGATCTGTTGCTCCCTTAAGGACAATACCACCTCCATCGGCGGTTGTATCTGTAGGAGTATCAACCTTACCAATTTCAATAGTCTTGTCATCCACCGTCAAGGTGGCAGTGTTTATTGTAGTTTCAGTTCCATTAATTGTAAGATTACCAGTGATTATGACATCACCAGTCATCGAAGTTGCACCACCAACCCTAAAGTCATTTACAACTCTTAAGTCAGAGATTGTTGAATAAGTACCAACTAAAGATGTAATAACACCAGTTGTTATCTTAACATCATTAAGATCAGCAGTTTCAGTATCAAATGTTGTTATAGTTGCAGCAGTACCAACAATGTCAGTTACCGCAAGTCCTGTAATACTTGTTTGCTTGGCATCAAGAGTTTCGATGTCAACAACACTAATTGTTGAATAAGTACCAACATAAGAAGTAACAACACCAACATCAATATATGCATTAGTAATAATACCAACACTATTGACAAGGTTTGTAATAGCAAAGTCAGTTGCTAAACCAGCAGTAATCTTAACATCTTCAATATCTGCATTTACAAAATCTACATTAGTTGTAGTATTAGCAGTACCAACCGTATCTGTTACGGCAAGTCCTGTGATGCTAGTTTGCTTCGCATCTAATGTCTCAATATCAACAACATTGATTGTTGAGTAAGTACCAACATAAGAAGTAACAACACCAACATCAATGAAAGCGTTAGTAATAATACCAACTGAGTTAACTAGGTTAGTAACTGCAAAGTCAGTAGCAAGACCGACTGTAATTTTAATATCTTCTACATCTACATCAACAAAATCAGCTCTAGTAATTGTTGCTGCAGTACCAGTCTGATCTGTAATAATACCAGTCTGGATCTTAGCATAAGTGATTGCTATATCAGTTGCTAAACCAGCAGTAATCTTAATATCCTCAACACCAATATCATTGATGTCAATCTGAGGAATTGTTGCAACACCAGAAACAGTCAGATCACCATTTACGGAAAGTAAAGCATCTGCGGTTGTAGTTCCAATTCCAACCCAACCATCGCTGTTACCAGAAATCCACTTAGTATTATTAGAACCAATGATTAACTGAGTATCCTCAGTTGTCATTGCTACATCTTGATTTTGACCAATAATAACATTGTTACTACCAGTATTTTCTACACCAGCAGAATTACCAATAGCAATGTTGTTATCACCATTAACTTTATAAAGAGTAAACGCACCAATAGCAATGTTATTGCTCTGGTTAGTTGATATACCAGCACCCCATAGTGCTTCTCTACCTATACCAATGTTTTGATCATGATCTTCCTTACCACTGTTTGTAGTAATACCAGAAGTTACAAGTAAGAAACCATACTGACCAGCAAGACCAAGATAACTAGCAGAAGAACTATCTAAGTAGATAGCATCATTATTGTCCGTAAGTAACGCAAAGTTGTTACTACCCTTAACTTTAAAAGGACCAGATTTGGTCTTTGCTAAATGACCATTGCTTGCAGTACCAACATTAAATGTTAGGTTACTATTAACAGCATTATTAACTATACTTAAATCATTAAGATCTTCAATGGCAATTGCCCACATACCACCAGTTATACTGGTAATACCTGCAGCTTCTATGCTACCATATACTTTATAATCATATGGATCAGTCGGTAATTGACTACCATTAGAGAATGAAATAGTAGTAGCGTTACCAGTCTCACCATATTCAATAATACTTTGAGATCCTAAATCCTGTCCTGATTTATCACCAAGATAGATGTTATGAGAACCTTCTGCTTCTTGTCCAGCAAAGTGTCCTACAAAAAGGTTAGATTCTGCCTTAGTCTGACCACCCTTCTGGAATGCACTATGACCAATAGCAATGTTTCTATTAGTAAGTGTTGTTAGACCAGCTTGTTGACCTGAAAAGTTACC